ACGTTATCTCCCCGCAATCTTTGGGGTCGCATTGTAGAAAATGTTATCTAGGAAAATTCCTCATGGCGGACCAGCCATGATTGAAACCTAAAATAAGATTTACATACAAATGCAGGCTCGAGCCCACGTTTCCACCTGACCATGGGATAACTCCATGGGATTTGAACTTGTTGCAAAACAACAGCACTATAAAAGTGCAAGCTTACAAAGAGTAAGCATCCGTGTATGAATAAAACACGGGGGGTCCCTGATAGAAAAACAGGGAAAAGTCATCTCCGGCCGCAAAAGAGATGAGGATAATCCGGTCTGCATTACCGTTGTCACCGTTCCCTGCCATATTCCACATTTCATGTGTGAAAGCTGGATAGTCACCTGCAGCAAAGAGATCATTTTCGTCACATATCTCATGCCATAAGCGAACACGAGGGGATAGGAATCGCAGCTCACTATAGTAAGGTATTTGAACCTCATTAATGGGCTGTTGCATGGCTGGTGAAAAAACCATGCCGTCTGGACCATATCCTAATGCATTTGCCATCACAGCAACACGGTCTGCTGGGATCGCTGTTTGATCATGCGAAGAAAATACAGCAAATGTTTTGTGAACAGTACGTTTGGTGACATTTATCACCTTTTCTGTTTCACTGCCGTTCAGTCCCATACCCAAAATTTTGAGCTTGATAGAACCGCGCATTCCTGCATATGCTGTTGAATAATAGCCTAAAAGTGTTGGTATAGAACCATAATTTCTGTCATAAGTGCCAACAACACCAGTAGACTCAAATGGACCGACCTCAGTTCTACCATAATGCATTGGAAAAGCAGGGGCTGTGTAAACCAACCTATTTTCAGCAGCAACAGTAGCAACGCCAGCGAGATAGTTACCAAAGCAATACCTCTTCACAAGGTTTCTTATGCTTTTGTATTCTTCTCCTTTGCATATCATCCAAAAATCACCAGTAGGCGAAGTAGGATTGAGCTCTGCAGACGTAGTGTTCTCTGGCTCATCACATTCGCCTGATTGAGTGACATAATCCGACACGGGCGTGATGTGGGTCATATACTCAGATGTGGGTTTAGCCACTTCGAAGTCATCACCACACGACACATACACAATAATTTCAATATTATTGTCAATAGTACTGTTTGGGGACGTTAATCCATTAACAACATACACAGACAATTCACCATTTCCATAAGTGGAGGTAGAAAGAACAGGAGTTTTTCCACCATCGACTCTGAAATATTTGGTTTCATCATCATCATTGTGCAAGATATGCCGATACTGTTGTGCTTGACCCCAACCGACGGTCAGGGTAAAGTCTTTTTCTTCATTAATATCGACAATCTTAGTGTATGCCACATTATACTCGGCTGTCTCTTGCGATTCAACAGGATCGTAGACGAATTTCAATCGACCACGATGATATCCTGATGAAACAATTTGAAACCTATACTTCATTGAGCCTCTCCAGCTATGAAAAGGTAAGGTTGCAAAAGAACAAGCCGTTTTATGCCACTCGTTGGCTGCGTCCTCAACGATCTTAACTCTCTGAACTCCTGGATCAACAAGAGTACAGAAGATTCTTTCTTCAGGAAGATCGGTGGTGGCGAAACCAAACTTGCACATATATGATTCTTTGGTCCAGACATGGGCCAAAGCCATCTCATCCGTATTACCTAATCCGACAGTAGCCGGATCAATAGTTACCTGTTGATTAAAGTCATACGATAGCGGTGTGCAATTATCAGGCACATTTGTGTTAGCAGTATTACCGACGAAAGCAGGTCTGACATTGTCAATTTTATCAATGTTAGGTCTGCAGTAGCCAAAAGTACTGGCTACCGAGGAAATAGCATTTCCTATAGTTTCGCCGGCCATCATATATGGGCCGATGACTGGTATATCCTTCAGTTTACCAGCAATACGAGCAACACTTGAGGCGGGCTTCGATATTTTCCCCTCTCCTGACTGCGGTATCAGAGAGGCGGGGTTTGCTTGGGATGGAAGTGATAGAACAACATCCTCAGCCCAAGCAAAGGCGGTGACAGTGATAGGATCAGTGCCACCATTAGCATGTTTGAGCGTAGTCATGGATCTCACATCGATTGATCCCATTTTCTGCCATTCTTCTTTAAGAACTGACATAAAAGAATTGGGCCAAAAGAAAGGTAACGCCATTTCACCCGCTGATGAATCAGTAGGGTTAAGGAAAACATGCGGTAATTGTGAATTACGTACTAAATCAACTTCCTCGTTAGTACGATATTCATGCAATTTGTCAATTGTAGGCAAAGGTCTATAAGTAGCAATAGCACGTCCATAATAAAATGGATTACCATTGATCATAAACTTCACCTTGAGGTTACAACGTATTAGCGAATACCCTGCTATACGATTAGCAACACGAGCATTGGTCAGAAATAGTGTCCAAGGGTTAAACTCATCAACGAACGATAGATTAGGAGTCCACGTAGTGGAAAAGATCTTAATCGGACGTGATAAGAAATTTTGCAAAGATACATCACCAGTTGGTACTGCATCATATGTAGGATCTGTATTCTGATCAATTGCTAGTTTGGCAAATTGACTCTCATCAGAAAAGGTTACATTCTGCACCTTTTCGTCATTATCAGTAGGAGTCATAGAATGATCCATCTGAGTGTCGTAGTCAATCACGTCTACGCACGTGGGGGCTCTCTCGTCCCCTACCCTATCAGGCTGGGTAAGCACATCATAGTCCAGTATTGACCTCGAGCCTGGACGATCGCTCCTATTATTTACAGTAAGTCTAATTTACACTGATGACGCGACTCAATTTTCATCAATAATTTACAATATTTTAAAATACAAATCAATGTGTAAATGTATATGAAACGATTTCCAATGCCTAGCACATTCCGGTAATCTATTGGAAATCGACATCCTCTAAATCGAGAACAATTTCATCAACCAGTCCTCCCTTCCCAAGGAACTTATTGCAGAGTTCCTCATAGGTATAGAGGTGGTTGATATACGCTCCGAGCTCGTGTTTCTCAATGATGAGCTCAATTTCACCGCGACGCTTCAAGAATTCTTCCTTGCCATGATAGAAGAATTCAATGAGTGCAGAGCGAAGTGCATTAGCGCAGATCTCTCGCTCAGTAGTCTCGTTTTTCTTGTTTTTCATGTAATTATGAAGACTCTTAGCAATAGATGTAACGCTTAGATTCGCGGTATGGTGTTGCAGATCTGGGTTCCACAACCAACCCCTTTTGAGGAATTCGGAATCCTTCAAATGAATGAAGGGCACTGACTCACTGGTCTTATCTGCCATCGTATATTCAACCCCACTTGCTCCCAGAACCTGGGCAATCAAAGTGTGATTGAAATGTTCTTCTTCCGGTGCTACAGTACCTATATTATCATCACCATATGTCAACAATTTTACGACTAGGTGAAACAGAGGTATGTCTAGTGGATCCACTCCCATATCGAATTTAATGTAATAATACACATATCGAAGATAAAGAGATCCAGATAAACCATTCAATATCACCGTAAGGGGATGGCCAGATGGGTTAGAACCGAACGCTTTAAAGAAGACACCTACATAATCAAGTACTGGGTAGATGACTTCTGTAAGGATTCCTCGTACAATTCGTAATTGACGTTCCGAGTACCCGGCTTTCTCGCATATATACTCCAGAATACGCGCAGCTCGACTAGTGACTTCAGGACAAATAGTCTTGTCATATGCCTTGTAATCACCAGCAAAAGTACGTTCTTCCGGATTTTCTGCTAGAAAATCCCTCAATGTGTCCCACTCAACAGAGTGGGAGTTAATGCCGACAGCCATTTCAAAGATTGTCGGCTCCTCTTGAATCAACCGTACAACGGGAAGCAAATATTTCCGCACAAGTAGGAGGTATGCCACCTCACCACTGTTAAAAACGCGGATCTTATCTTTTCCGTACTTAACGGCCTCATCTTTGAGGCAAGCCCTGAAATGTGTGTGGATACGTTCACCACTTGCCAAAACCTCCTCAAAACGCTCAACCTCCCGTTTAAACTGAGGATCTTCAAAATCGTAAGCCTCATTTATACCAGGATATTGCTCACCTATTGGAACCAGAAAGTTCTTCTTTGGTTTACAAATGGGAGGACCCATAGAGGTATCTTTGTCAATGGCATTATACGACGCAATTCCAGCGTAACCATTAATATTATACTCCCATGGAAGGGGTTTGACAATTGACAGCCATTCAGGATCACTGTCAATTTTCTGATCCAGCATACAAAGAAAATCTCGCGTAGCATAATCCATAATTCTCGGGGAAAATTCAGTGCGAGGGTGCACAGTCAGAGACATATCCCGCTGGGGATGTTTCCAAATATGCTTGTTGCTGGGGGGGCCATGTTGTTTGGGGATGTTCATGATTTCATCAACATCATCGGAAATCATGGTCTTACAGACACGAGATTTAAACCGAATTGTGTCGGTGGTATGGCATCCCATATATTCCAATGAAGGTTGGCGACCTCCTTCATCTTCTTCCATGAAATTGACACAATGCTGACGTCGCGGAACGACGTTCATATTATGAACAAATCCATATTTGTCGGGATTGAAAACCCCCGTGGAGTGACATTGCAATGTCCACCCCATTGAGTCAAGTTGTTTCATTGACTCTAGGATAGCACCCTGCGATACAATTCCAGCAACAGCTGTACAAGTATCACTCTTTCCGGCACAATGGAAAAGACCGAGAGTGGGATGTCGTTGATCAATGACATGTGTCATCATGCACAAGCCCTTTCTCGTAACTTCACCATAATTGTAACTAACTGCAGGATATTTAATCCTTTTAAGTCCATCTACGGTGGTGCCATCAAAATCCGCTGTCATACTCGAAATGTATTTCACGTGATGTTTAGACATTTCCCCATCAGGGGTCCTGTAAAA